TAATGCGCCGAGCCATAGCCGCCGCAGCCGGTTTTCCTATTCTCGAAAAAATCGCGATTTTCTTTTGCGTTTGCGGACGGGTTAGCCGTCCAATGTAAAACGACGCCGAGCACTTCCTTTAAATTGGTGCCGGGTCTGCTGTATTCGTTGATTGTGATATAATCTTTTATAATTTTCATGTTACCCCCGCGCCTCGATTACTCGGTCGAGTTTCGTTTCAATGCGCGAGCAAGTAGCAACGAGGCTATTTATCGCCGTTCCCTGCGATTTTACCTCGCACTCGGTTGCGTTCATGCGGCCGTATAATTCCGAGAAGTTAGCCTCGATTTTTGCGCGCTCCTCTGTGTCGCGTTTTTCGTTACTCTCTAATCGTTCCATAAGTCGCCCCACTATTGCGCCCAGCTTTACAAGCGCAGCAATTACGCCGCCTACAAAGCCCGCTATTGCGATACATAGCGAAATTGTTGTATAGATACTCATAAATGTCCGTCCCCGCTTATATAGTCATATTTTGCAAGGCTTTATTAGTGTATCTTAAAATATTCTATCTCGCGTCGGCTTGGGTGGCCGTGTCGGCGCGGGCACTCTACCAACGGCGGCGGTGGAGCCATAAACGCGTATATCGTTATAAAGCGCCGCATTGTCTGCCAGCGCACGCCGTACTCACGGGCTAATGATAATACGCTCGCACCTGCGGCTCGTTTCCGCATAATGTCGGCTTGGTCGTCGCGGAGTTTCACATAATACGGCCGCACGCCTTTGCGCCGTCCCGGGTGCCGTCCTCGCTCTCTTGCTGCGACGAGCCCTTGTTTTGTGCGCTCGCTTATGAGCTGGCGCTCTATCTGTGCAGAAAGTCCAAACGCAAATAACAACACGTCGGTTACTATGTCGTTTTGGGCGCCCGCTTTCATGTCAAAACTATTTTTAATTGCAATTAGTCGTATTTTCTTTTCTTTTAGTTCATTTACAATTTTGAATATCATAGACAAGCTGCGCCCGAGCCGTGATAGTTCGGTTATAACTAGCACGTCGCCAGCCTGCAATCGCGCAATTAATTCGCCGAGGCTGCGCTTTTTGTAGTCAAGTGTACCGCTACGTTTTTCCTCTACCCATTTGTCGATTTTATACGCCGCCTCGATTGCTATTTTCTGATTGTCGAATGTCTGTTCCTCTGTACTTACTCTGATATAGCCGTATGTCATTTATTTCCCCCATTATTAATATAGTCATGGGATATATAATCGTCTTGTATAGGCTTTTTTTTCTTTTACTCGTCTGTATAGTGTGTGAAATAATCGGACGGAACAAAGATATTAGTTAGTAGTGCCACTCAAAAACAGTTAGGAATTGAAATGATTGAAGTTCATTCTGGAGGTTTTAATAAAAAATATAAAATTGGCTATTGTCAAAATAGTAATATCTCACAAGCATTTTCGCTATTGCAAATAGTTGGCGGACGTGTTGACTCACAAAGAGGTCTGGAATATCTTTCCCTAAACAACAAAGCCAATGTAAGCGGAAAAGCGGTTTTTAAATCTTATAACAACGGTATTTATGTGTATAATATAAATAATGTTTTAGAGGTGTATGCAAGTCTAGAAACTTATGTTTATTTACAAGTATTCGCTTTTAATTACATAACTGCTAGATTTATATTTGATGTTCAAGAAGTTAGCGACTTTCCTAGTAGTGATTATCGAGTTTTTAACAATAGTTTTACTGAAATGTAATAAAATTATCTTACTCCCATTTTATACACGTCCATAGAGTGAGCAAAAGAAGAAGAATAAGTTATTTTTCCTGTTGTTGTATCATAAGTAATGGAAGAATTACCTGCCGCAGTCGCTTCAATAAGTGTAGCCATTCTGTTTGTATTGGCAGGATATGCAGTACCACCAAAAAGAATAATTTTAACAATTAAACCTCTGTAATTTGCACTACCTAATGCGTGCCCTATAGCAATGTAGACCCCCATCGCAGAAGGTGTATATTCATCTTCACCTTCAGAAACTTTTTCAAAACCTATATTGTGTAATAAAGAATCAATTTTAGTTTTATTATACTTTCGAGTTCCGTCCGTATAGATTGTATAGTCTGCGCTACTAATTACAACGGGATTTCCCATTATGATAAATTGCGAGCCGTCAAACATTAATTCAAGTGTTGTATAGGCTTGGCAATAGATATACGAGCCGTCAATGTTATTAGCGAGGAAATTTGCAAGCGCGCCGTTTTTGCCGACTTTTACGGCGTATGTGTTGCTGTTGTATGTAAGGGTCAAACCGGTTGTCGCGTCGCTGCCGGTGAGGGCTGCCGTAAACAATACGCGAACTACGGAGCCCGCAGAAATAGCTACGCCGGATAGTGTCTTGTTACTTGCCATAATTACGGCGTTTGCCGCGAATATTCCGCCCGATTTTGCGGGTTTGGTACTCTGCGCTGTTGGTGCGTTATCCATTACGCCGGTGAGCTGCAAAGCCTGCGCAACGCCTGCCGGGTCGCTTTTGTTGATGTAGTCGTTATATGAGCGTGGAATTATAAGTCCGTCGTATTTAGCCATTTTTCTAACCTCTTTTTTATCCGCAAAATGCTACGTTAATCGTGCTTTCTGCTGTAAGACAATTTACGCGAATACCCGTTACGGCGTTCGCAATCATTACTACGGTGTCCTCGTTGAGCGTCAAGCCCGGGTATACCTCGTCCCAATAGCCGCCGGTGCCGTCCTCGCCGATTGTTTCGGGGCGATTGCAGCAAGTTTCAATTTTAAATGTGGCGTTTTCTCCCGCTGGTATGTGTACGGCGATTGTAACGGCCGCTACTCTGTCGGGCGGATTTATCCAAACGCCCGAGCCTGCGGCGACGTCTGCCTCTACATTAATGCCCGTTGTACCTTGTCGGGCGCGTGGTGTCACTCTTGCGTATGCCATTATTTAACCTCGCTTTCTGTTTCGATTTTGTCCGGCTCTGCGGTCGGCTCTGCTTTCTGTGAGAGTAGTAGCTGCTGAAATACGGCTACTTTCTCGTCCTGCGCTAGTATTTTCACTAGGCGCGCGTATAACTCATCGCTAATTATTCTCATGTGGATATAGTCATTTTTTCACAAATAATAAAACTTTTTTTGTTTTACTATTGACTAAACAAATAAACCATGCTATATTATAACCATAAGGCAAGCGCAAGCGAGCCGAGGAGCGAATATGAAAACAATTAAAACCGGAATTACACCAAATACTAAAATCGAGTACGAGTTAGTACAAAATGGGTCAAGAGGCTACTTAGTAAAATTGTATATGCCACGCTTTCCAAAAAACGCGCCTTTTACTTTCTTCGGCAGCCTTGAAAAGTGCAGCGCTTTTATAAATGAGCGATAGATAAAACGAGGGGCGCGAGCCCCTAGGGAGTTGAAACAATGAACGAAAAAAAATACACCGGCTACGGCTACCACGGCGGCGGTCGCAAAGCCGAGGGCGACGAGCCCAAAACAATAACTATGTCGATAGTGTGTACCGCCAGCGAGCGCGATAAAATAAAAACACTCGCAAAAAAAAGCGGTCTATCGGTAAGCCGCTTTATACTTTCGTGTATATCTGATTTATAAGACAAGCCCCGCAGAAAACGCGGGGTTTTATTTTTTCTTAGGGAGTAGCGCCCGCGGCTGCTTGCCGTCTATCGTTCCGACAAACTCCCGCGCCGTGTCGCGTGCTATGCCGGTCTGCTTTGTGAAGTCGCGCGCGCGTGCCTGCCACTCGCCGATTTTCGCGCGTGCTGCGGTGTTGTCTACGCCGCCGGCCTCTTGTACTATTGCGCGCCGCTTGTACTTGCGGACGTTGCGCTCCATATAGCGCAGCTTTTCCTCGGCGTCGTAGCGTGTCATTTCCTTGCCGTCATATGTTACGGTCTGCTTTGCCATTTCGTCGAGGTCGTCCGTTGTGTAGTGGCGTTCTGTGCCCTCGAAATACGGATAATATGAATGTCGGCACTTTATACCGCAAATGCCGTCGATTGTGCCGAGCCCGCAAACGCTAAACGGCGGGTATTTTTCGCTCGTTCCCGATAGCGAGAATATTTTCCCCTGCCATGCCTCATGGCTCGGACGTGCGCCTATGTGTGCGGACGTTTCCACGAGGTCGCAGCCCAGCGCGTCGCAATCGTCCATTGTCGCAGCGCTGGCGGTCTGGTTTACGCCGGTTAATACGTTCATGCGGACGGCGGCCTCTATGCTCAAATGTACCGGGCGGCCGTTG